CTTGGCTTGTGCTGGTGTTGGTAAGTCTGCTGTAATCTCATGGTGTGCGCTTCTTTTCATTAGTTGCTATGCTGGCAAGGGTGAACATCCCAAGGGTGCGGTAGTTGGTGCGACATGGGATATGCTCATGGATACATTGTGGCCTGAACTTAATAAGTGGATGCAGCGCAGTGCTTACCTCAAGAATAAATTTACTTGGACTAAATCAAGGATTTACGCTAATGACTTCCCCGAAACATGGTTCTTATCAGCTCGTTCTTATTCAAAGTCAGCAAATGAAGAGGAACAGGGTCGTACTCTATCAGGCCTTCACTCTGACTTCATCGCTTATTTCATTGACGAATCAGGTGATATGTCTACCACTGTACTTAAATCAGCAGAGCAGGGATTGACTAACTGTAAATTCGGAAAGATCATTACAGCTGGAAACCCCACCTCACACACTGGAATGCTACATTTTGCAGGGGTTGAGGATGCTGAGAACTGGCACGTCATCAGTATTAGTGGTGACCCAGAAGACCCAGACCGTTCAGAACGAGTAAGTCTTGAACACGCTCAGAACATGATCGACAAATATGGACGTGATGATGCTTGGGTTATGGCCTATATCCTTGGTAGATTCCCAAAAACAGCGATTAATACGCTATTAACCCCAGAAGAAGTGCGTAAAGCTATTGCTAGAGGCATGGCTTCTGACCTAAATTCAGTGCTTTATGAGAAATCACAGAAGAGATTAGGGGTTGACGTTGCTTTATATGGTGATGACAAGACCGTAATCTTCCCACGTCAAGGGCTTCGTGCCTTCTCACCTGTGTGTATGCGTGATACTGCATCCATTGGTGAAGCACCATCTATGATTGCTGCCAGAGTATTGTTAGCCAAGAAGGATTGGGGCAGTGAATTAGAGTTTATTGACTGTACTGGTGGATATGGTGACGGTGTTGTGAACTATTTAATCGATGGGGGAGCTGATCCGATCAGGGTGAATTACTCATCTAAAGCATCTAAAGAAGAGATGTATGCGAATAAGCGTACTGAAATGTACTTTGAATTACGTGACTGGATTAGACGTGGTGGCATTCTTCCAAACGATGAAGAGTTGGTTAAAGAACTGTCAGCCCCTACGTACACACTGAGAAGTGGCAAGTTAGCACTTGAACCTAAAGACAAGATTAAGGAGAAGATCAAGCGGTCACCTGACAAAGCTGATGCTCTAGCCCAGACCTTTTACTACCCAGATATGCCAGCTAGTTTAGTATCTCAGATGCCTGAACTTGCAGGAATGTTTGAAGAAGATCATAGACAATCGTCTGATTGGGAGCCTAATTACGAATAATAGTTTAAACTTAAACTAAAATATGATACATTATGGAAATGGATGCACAAAAGACAGTTACGACAATTTCACTCACCGAGTTTAAAGCTGAAGACATTATGAAGATTAAGCCTCAAAAAGCACAGTCTGACTTCCTTAGCTTCATTGATGGGGATATGGCTATTCATTTAGAAAAAGTTGGTCTTTCATACACATTCATTGATTCAAATGATGAAATCGTAAGTATTTGTGGCGTATTACCAGTTAATAAGGTAGGGGTCACATGGGCAGTTCATGCCGAATCATTTAAACAACACGCAAGAGAGATAACTAGGACGGTTAGAAATTTCTTTAACAATCTTGAGACTGAGGGTTCATTCGATGAACTTAAAGGTTCAGTAGTAGACGGCTTCGAGGGTGGTCATAAATGGATGAAGATTCTTGGATTTACCAAGGGTGAACACATTGAAGATCGTGGCTATCACGAATACAGGAGGAAATTCTAATGGGAATAGCAGCAGCAGCAGTAATTGTGTCAGCATTGGCAGCAGGAGAATCGTCAAGACAACAAAGAGCTGGACGTAAGAGTGCAAAGCATGGACAAGAAAGAGCTGGCGCTGACCGTCAAAAAGAGACAGCCCAATTAGAAGCTGACAGAGCAGCTGAACTTAAAAAAGAAGAGAGCCGAGCAGTTGTAGACAAGAACCGAGCACGTAAGAAATTACAGGGTGGCGGTTCTGCTGGACGTGCTGGAACAATTAAAACAGGTGCAACAACTGGTACAAGTACCACAGGCGGCACTAAGAGTTTACTAGGACTATAATGGCTAAAAACAAAGCTGCTCCAAAGTCACCACTCAAGTTAGTTCACACCAAGAGACAACGATGTGAGATCCTATTCGCTACTTTAGAAGCTGAACGATCAACACACCGTACTTACTGGCGTGACCTACTTGATTATGTTAATCCTCAACGTGGTCGTTTCACTGTTACCGATTCAGGTAAGGGTACTCGTAAGAACCAGAAGATTATTAACTCAAGAGCATCCGATGACTTGACTATCTTGAAGGCTGGTATGATGGCCACTATCACTAACCCTACTACTCAGTGGGTGCGGTTGACAGTAGAAGACAAAGAGATTGCAGAGAATGGTGAGGCTAAGGCTTGGCTTGGTGATACTTCAAAGATCATCAACGACATCATTTTAAAATCAAATACATATCGTAACCTTCCAATTGTTTATGGTGACATGGCTACTGTAGCTATTGGCGCTTTATTGGTTGAAGAAGACTTTGACGATGTTATTCGTACTTATCCTATACCCATCGGCTCATACATGGTAGCCGTAGATGATAAGGGTAGGGTAAACACATACGCAAGAGAGTTCAGATACACAGTTCAAGAAGTTGTTATGAAGTTTGGCATTCCTAATGGTGAGCCATTCGTTTTAGAGAACATCAACTGGGATAATATTAGTAGCAAGGTCAAAGACCTTTGGGAACGTAGTGAACATTTGGCATGGGTGGACGTTGTTCACATGGTCATGCCTAACATGGATTACAACCCCGATAAACTAGACGCAAAGTACAAACGCTTTGCTAGTGTTTATTATGAACGTGGTTCAAGTGGGACTTTATCAGCTCGTGACAACCGAGATCAAGCTGGTGTTTCTCAGGGGTTATTTCTTAGAGAGAGTGGCTTGGATATGTTTAACATCCTAGTTCCACGTTGGGAAACCACTGGTGAAGATGCCTATGGTACAAACTGCCCAGCAATGAAGTGTCATGGTGACAGTCGTTCTACTCAGACAATGGAGAAACGTAAGTCACAGGCTCACGAACTCCAAGTTAATCCAGCAATGATCTTCCCAGTCTCAATGCGTAAGAAGAAGAACAGCACATTAGCTGGTTCAAGACTATTCGCTGACGCTGAGACAATGCGTGGTGGAGGAATCAGAAAAGCCTTTGAGTTTAACTTTGATTCATCTGGCATTCGTGAAGACATTAGAGAAGCCGAAATGAGAATTGACGCTGCATTCCATCGTGATGCATTCGCTCCTATTTCTGGCCAACCCATACAAGGTACACCGCCTTCAGCCGCAGAGGTTAACGCTCGATTGAGTGAAAGCCGTTTGAAGCTATTAGGTGCTAACCAAAACATTCAAGACGATTTGCTTGAGCCATTCGTTGACCTAGTGTTTTTTCATGCTAATAACCAAGGAAAGATTCCAGAGCCTCCAAAGATTTTAGAGGAAATGGAGCTTAAAGTCGAGTTTATTGGTGTGATGGCACAAGCGCAAAAAGCAATCGCTCTTGGATCTTTGAGAGAGTTCACTGACTATGCACTAATGCTTGCTTCAGTTGAACCATCTGCTATGGATAAGATTGATACTGACCAACTCCTTGATGAATATCATGAGGGCGCTGGCATCTCAACCAAGATTATCATCTCAGACGAAGAGGTTCTTGAGAAGCGTTTAGAACAACAACAAGCAATGCAAGCTCAACAACAAATGGAGCAGATGCAAGCTATGGCAGGAACAGCTAAAGACTTATCTCAAGCTGACATGAGTGGTGATAACGCTCTATCAGCTATTACAGAGGGACTTGCTGAGTAATGTCTGATGAAGACCATAAGAATTTAAAGGAGAAGATGGAGCTTAAGGACGCTCTTGAAATTAAATCTGTTAGGGACGTTCTCTGGCGGCTCATCGAGAAGGGTAGTTTTTTTGAAAACCTCGGTGTGATGACAGGCGATCAGGCCAACTATGCTAACGGTAAAAGGGATATCGTTTTAGGTTTGATCCAAGAAATAGAATACGCAAACTCTGCGGCGTGGATAGAAATGCAGAACGACAGTTTAGAAGAAGGTGAAAACTAATGACAGACGAGATTAAAGATGAGGTAGTCACTGAAGAAGTGAAAACCCCAGAAGAAATTGCTGAGAAGATGTTTGATAAATCTGAGAATGAAGGTGAAGACGTAACACCCAAGGACGAAGATAAGTCAGCGGAAACTCAGGAAGCAGAAGGCCAAGAGGAAAAAGCAGAAGCCGAACAAGCGGAAGAACAAGAAGAGACTACCGAAGAGACGAAGCCACTAGAGCTTGAACTTTCGCTGTCCAAAGATTCACCACTTGATGAGGGTTACATTGAAGCCGTAAAGGAGTTCGCAAAAGAAAACGAACTCTCACAAGATGAGGCTCAAGGTATTCTCTCTCATAAGGAAGACGCTGTTTTAGATTATATCGAAGACGGCAAGGCTAAACTTAATACTCAGGCTGACGAGAGTTTAAAGGTTATGAAGGCGAAATACGGTGACAAGTTCAACGAAGCGCAAGAAATGGCACTTAAACCCTTAAAAGACCCTAGGTTCATCGGGGATGGAGAAGATGAGCAGAAACTACATGACTTCATGAAAGAAACAAGGGTTATTGATAACCAAATTTTCTTTGAAATGTTTAAAAAGATTGGAGAGGCAATGTCAGACGACAAGTATCTTAAAGCGTCTACTCCAACAGCTAAACCTAAATCAAGGGAAGAACGTTTTTTCGGGTCACAGGCAGCCAACAAGGAGTAATTCAAAATGGCAACACTAAACAACAATGTGCCTAACTTAGCAGATATCGCCAAACGTGTCGATCCCGATGGGAAGACAGCAGATATCGTTGAGTTATTGTCACAAACAAACAGTATCTTAGATGATATGGCGTGGAAAGAAGGCAACTTGCCTACTGGTAACCGCACAACAGTGCGTGATGCACTACCAACCGTATCTTGGAGAAAACTCAACACAGGCGTTGCGTCTTCAAAAAGTACAACATCGCAGATTGACGACCAGTCTGCTATTCTTGAATCATGGTCAGAAGTAGACTGTGACATTGCTAAGTTGAATGGTAATACATTCTCTTACCGTTTGAGCGAAGGTTCAGCTCACTTGGAATCAATGGGTCAAGAAGCTGCACAAACATTGTTTTACGGTAACGGTACTGTAAACCCTGAAGAGTACACAGGTTTTGCTACTCGTTACAACTCACTTTCTGCTAACAACGCTCAACAGATTATCTCTGGTGGCGGTGCTGGTTCTGACAACTCATCTATCTGGTTGATTGGTTGGGGCGAGAACACTGTTTGTGGTATTTATCCAAAAGGTTCAATGGCTGGTTTGCAGCACGAAGACCTTGGTGAGCAAACTGTTCAGGTAGCAACAGGTATTGGTACTTCACGTATGCGTGTATTCCAAGACCGTTACCAGTGGAAACAAGGCTTGGCCATTAAAGACCAACGTTATGTTTCACGTATTGCTAACGTTGACATCTCAGACTTGACAGGTGTTTCATCTGCTGCTGATATTAGCGAACTCATGGTTCGTGCTAGTTACACACTACCTAACTTAACTTCAGTTAAGCCTACTTATTACATGAACCGTACATCAATGCAGATGCTTGATATCTTAAACCGTAATGACGTTATTACTGGTGGTGGATTGACTTTCTCTAATGTTGATGGTGTTCCTGCTCACAGTTTCAGAGGCCTCTCTGTCAAACTTGTTGACCAGTTAACTGAAACAGAAGCAACAGTTTCCTAACCGAAACAAGAAAGGAATAACAATATGTATATTGATACATTAGCAGAGTTTAGTGACTCTCAAGCAGTAACAAGTGCCGCAGTTGGTACAAACGTACTTGATCTCGGTCTTGCACGTAATCTTGGTAATGGCGAACCTTTGTCTGTAGTTATTACAGTAGAAACAGCAGCCGACCAAACCACTGGTGACGAAGACTACACATTTGATGTAGAGTACGCCACTAATGCAGCTCAATCAACTGGCGTTCAGTTGGTTGGTCGTAGAGTTTTTGAATCTGGTACACCAGCGGCTCCTGCACAGGATGCTGACTTATTGGTTGCTGGCTTTAAAATCGTGATTCCCCTTCCTGCAACTGCTTCATCTGAAGTAGGCCAGTTCTTGGGTATTCGCTACGTTACTGCTGGTACTTCACCAACCATCACTTGTTCAGCGTTTTTGACGTTCTCAAGTATGATTGAAACAAACGTTGATGGCGGCCACGCTATCGGTTACACAGTTACTAACTAAGTAAATAAAGGAATCGAGGGATAATTATGTTAAGAGTTAAAGCAATGAAGGATGGCTACTACAACAGCGTTTTTCAAGAAGAAGGTAGTATCTTCAATCTTGTAACACGTACTGGCTTACGTTGGAAAGATAAATTCAACCGAAGCAAGGAAGAGTATGTAGACACCCCAGAAAATCAGTTTTCTGACAACTGGATGGAACTCGTTGAGAAACTTCCAGAACCAAGTGATGCACCAGAAGTAATCTATGTAGACAAAGAGGATGGCAAAGTCGTCAAGAAGTCTACAAAGAAAAAGGCTGTTAAGTCAAAGGATGCAGACGAGGACAAGAAGACTGAAGAAAGCGGTAACTCAGACAAAGTTATCTAATCAATTAGGGGAGGGTTTAATTACTCTCCCCATTTTAAAAGAAGAGCAATACAATGTCAGATATAGACCATATAGAATTTGGAAAACTTTGTGAGAACGTTAAAAACACGCACTTACTAGTAAAGGAAATGGATAAGAAGATAGATGGTCACCACGACAGTATAAGGGATCTTGAGAATCACAATTTAAACGTTAAGAAAACAATTAAAGTAGGTGTAGGATTAGTGGGCAGTGTTGGCGGTTTCATCGCTTGGTTACTTAATTAAGGGGATTTGAAATGGCTTCAAGTAGTACACAGATTTTAAACCTTGCTCTAGGCCACTTAGGTGTGGGTAAAGAGGTTGGTAACATCGATACTGAGAATAGCACAGAAGCTATTGCTGGCCGTAGGTTTTACGACTTATCATTAGAAGCCTTACAAGAGGACTTCCCCTACGCCTTCCTAACGAAACAAGCTGAACTCGCACTAATCACTGAAGATCCTAGTACCGAGTACAAATATTCATACCAATACCCTTCAGACTGTGAGCGTACAGGCCGCATCTTAAGTGGACAAAACAACGATAACGATCAATCAAAGGTACGTTACACCATCATGCGTGGTATTAATGGCCGTGAAATCTGGACTGACAGGGAAGAAGCCTGTATGGAGTACCAGATATTTGAGACAGACACAGGACGCTTCGGTGCTTCTTGGACGTTGATGATCTCATACAAGTTAGCTGAGTTGATTGCTGCTAGTGTTACTGGTGGTGACCCATTTAAACTGGGTGACAAAGCTAAGATGAATTACGAAGAGTATCAATCTAAGGCTAGAAGTGTTTCATTGCACGATGAGCAAGAAGACTTGATTCCAGATTCAGAATCTATTCGTATGCGTGAGGGTGAGACTTCAACTGGCAGCGAACAAGACTGGATTTCATTCCCAATTAACTTCAGGGTGACGAATTAATGAGTGGTACAACAATTTCACAACGGTCATTCTCAGGTGGTGAAATCACCCCTGCGTTATATGGACGTGTCGATCAAGTCAAATACGCTACTGGTTTAAGAACCTGCCGTAACATGATTGTTATGCGTCATGGCGGTGTGACTAATCGTTCTGGCACTGAGTTTGTGTGTGAGGTTGAGGATTCAGCCGATGTTGCAAGACTTACTGAGTTCGTATTTAACAACGATCAAACCTATATCTTATTATGGGGTGACCTGACTTTAAGAATTATCAAGGATGGTGTGCTTCAAAGAGAAGCGGCTAAGACTATTACTGACATTACTGACGCTGACCCTGCTGTCGTTACAAGCACTGCTCACGGCTATTCAGACGGTGATGAGGTTTATATCACTGACGTACTAGGAATGACCGAGGTGAACCAGAGAAGTTTCCTAGTGTCCAACAAGACCGCTAACACGTTTGAACTCCAAACTAAAGACGGTGTTGACCTTGACGCTTCAGCATTCACATCATATTCAAGTGCTGGAAGTAGTGAGAAGGCATTTCAACTTACAACACCCTACCTAAAAGCTGACCTTGACGAACTTCATTTCGTTCAATCTGCTGATGTGGTTACTTTATGTCATCCAACTTACGAACCAAGAGAGCTTACAAGAACAAGCGATATCACTTGGTCACTCGATGTAATCACATTCTTACCTTCAACCGCCTTCCCTACTACACTATCTGGTAGTACTGGTGTGGCTGGCTCCG